CTTCATAGTAGTGAAGAGCACGAAAGTTACACAGATCCAAACATAACTTTTAACAATTTATACAGCGATGGAGAAAAAAAATGAAAGATGGGGTTGAATTAATTCAAGAAATACTACATATTGTTCGTGAACAGAGAGAAGATGTTCACACAAAGATAACTTCAGGGAACTGCAAAGATTGGGAATCATACCGGGCCTGCATCGGACAACTACAGAGCCTGTCCTATGTGGAGCAAGAGATAATTGCTCTGGTGTCACGAGGAGAACGTGAAGATGGTTAAAAACCTGATAGTACCTAAGAAGTACGCCAAAAAAGAAAAGGTAGAGGAAAAAGTAGAGGACAAAAAATCTGAACTACAAGTATCCGATGCCTACGTTAAAGAAGAAAATAGGGTTTTAGACCCAAATCTTTTAAAAAAATCAACTAAACAAAGAATGCCTCAACCTACTGGATATCGTATTGTCGTAATGCCGTTCCAAGGGTTTGCAAAATCAAAAGGTGGTATTCTTTTATCAGATGAGACACGAGAGCGAGAATCATTAGCTACGGTCGTAGCTTACATCGTCCAACTTGGACCTGATGCTTACAAAGATAAATCCAAATTTCCTAGCGGGCCATATTGCAAGCAAGGTGATTGGGCTATTATTGGAAAATATGCAGGAACAAGGATCAAACTAGAAGATGGTGAGATTAGAATATTAAATGACGATGAAATTCTCGGAACTATTTTAGAACCGACTGATGTCTATACTATATAGGAGTGTCTTATGACAAATGACGAAACAGAAGAAGCCCAAATCATCGAAGTGGAGCAAGAAACACCGCTAGATGAAAATCAACCAGCAGAAATATCATTAGAAACTGCTGAAGAAAAGACTGAACCACAAGGTTTAAGTGAGGAAGATCTTGATAAAAGAAGAGAGAAAACTCAAAAAAGAATTAATAAACTTGTTGCTCAAAGAAAAGAGTCAGAAGAACGAGAAGCCGCTGCTTTGCAATTTGCTCAACAGCAAAAAGCTGAAGTAGACGCTTTAAGAGGGCAACTTTCTAGTTTAAACACAGGTTATAGTTCAGAAGCCTCTAGCCGTATTGATTCTCAAGAAGTTCAAGCAAAAGCTGCTTTTAAAGAAGCGTATGAAGCTGGTGAAGTTGATAAAATGGCTGATGCTCAGCAAGTTATGGCTAAGATTGCTATTGAAAAAGAAAGATTAAGGATTTTTAAAGAAAATCAAGAAAAACAAAAGCAACGTGCAGAGCAAATGCAAACTCAACAACCTGAACAAACACCTTTAAATCAATATCAACAACCTGTTCAACAACCACAGCAACAACAACCACAACCAGACGCAAAAGCTGTAGAGTGGGCTGAAAAAAATGAATGGTTTGGTAAAGATAGAGCTATGACTGCTTCGGCTTTTACTCTTCATCAACAATTAGTTGAGGAAGAAGGATTAGATCCTCAATCTGATGAGTATTATAATGAAATAGATACACGAATGAGACAAGATTTTCCTCATAAATTTGAAGAACAATCTGCTCCTGCTCAGAAGGTAGCGTCAGTTTCTCAAGGAAGAACTAGCCAAAAGAGTAAAAAGAGTGTTAAACTAACCCCAGCCCAGATTTCTGTAGCTAAAAAACTTGGTGTACCGCTAGATGCGTACGCTAAAGAAGTTGCGAAACTTGCGGCAAGAAATTCATAGAGGTATATGATGTCTAAAAAAGATAATGAAATGGAATATATAGAAGCAGAACAAAAAGCTACCGCTGAAGCTACTGCTAAGACTGATACAGAAATTAACAGAAGAACTCGTGCAACAGACACAAGAGCTTCTGCCGAACGCCCTGTGCAATGGCGACCACCTAGTAAATTGCACGCCCCAAATGCTCCGTCTGGTTATGTCCATAGATGGATTCGAGCTGAAGTTTTAGGTTATGAGGACAAAAATAATGTTCACTCAAGAATGACTGAAGGCTATGAGCTTGTTCGTGCGGACGAGTATGAGGATTTCGTTTACCCAAGTGTCGAGGAAGGCAAATATGCTGGAGTCATTGGTGTAGGCGGTTTACTTCTGGCTAGAATACCAGAAGAATTCATTGAACAACGCAAACAATACTACGCTAAGCGTGCTTCACAGCAAATGCAAGCGGTCGACAATGATTGGATGCGTGACAATAATCCCGCTATGCCTAAATTACAGGCAGAGCGAAGTTCAAAAGTAACCTTTGGTTCAGATTAAGACTGAATCAAACCTTATATTAGGAGTAATAAATGGCTTTAACAAACTTAGATGCTCCATTTGGTTTACGTCCTGCTCGTCTATTAGGCGGCGGTGCGTATACTGGCGGTCAATCAAGGTACGAAATATCAAATGCAAATACCACTAAGATTTATCAAGGTGATATTGTAAAAGGTTTAAACACTGGATATGTACAAAGAATGGCAGCTGGTGATGGGGGACTTGTGCTGGGCGTGTTTAACGGATGCCAATTCACAGATTCTTCAACAGGAACACCAAGATGGTCAAACCATTGGACTGGTGACGCAAATGTCACAAGTACAGTGAAAGCTTATATCGTAGATGATCCAAATATCGTATGTGAAGTGCAAGCTGATGCTGCATTTACTATAGCTGGCGTTTTCGCTAACTATGATATCGTGGATAACAACCCGGTAGGAAGTACAACAGCTGGAATTTCTCACGCTGAGCTAGATGTAGGAACAGGAAACACAACTGCTTCCCTTCCTCTAAAAGCTTTAGGAGTGACAACTAATCCAACTAATGATCTAACAACAGTTACTAACACAGGTGTAATCGTTATGATAAATAACCACACATTTAGTGCTGGTACTACTGGCGTATAGGGAGATAAAAAATGGCTATATCAAGAGCTCAACTTGCTAAAGAACTAGAGCCTGGCTTAAATGCTCTCTTTGGCTTAGAATATGCTAAATACGGTGATCAAGCAGCTGAAATTTTCGAAACAGAGTCTTCAGACAGAGCTTTCGAAGAAGAAGTGATGCTTTCCGGATTTGGTGCTGCACCAACAAAGTCAGAAGGTGCAGGAGTTGAATACGACAGTGCTTCAGAAGTTTATACAGCTCGTTACACACACGAAACTGTAGCAATGGCATTTGCCTTAACTGAAGAAGCTGTCGAAGACAACCTCTACGACCGTCTGTCAAATCGCTATACTCGTGCATTAGCACGATCAATGGCACACAGTAAACAAGTAAAAGCAGCTTCCGTTTTAAATAACGCATATACAGCTGGCTTTACTGGTGGTGACGGCAAGACTTTACTTGCAACAGATCACCCACTTGCTGTAGGTGGCACATTCGCTAATACACCAGCTGTCGCAACAGATTTGAACGAAACATCAATAGAAAACGCACTAATTTCAATTAGTCAGTTTACTGATGAAAGAGGTCTTATCGTTGCCCTTCGTGGACAAAAACTTGTTGTCCCAGCTGAACTACAATTCGTAGCAGAAAGACTTATGGAATCTGCTGGTCGTGTAGGAACTGCTGATAACGACATCAATGCACTTAAATCTTCAGGTGCAGTACCACAAGGATACACTGTTAATAATTTCTTAACAGATCCAGATGCTTGGTTTATTCTTACAGATGCACCTAACGGTTTAAAACACTTTAACCGTTCGCCTCTAAGAACAGCAATGGAAGGTGAATTCAACACAGGTAATATGAGATTTAAAGCTCGTGAGCGTTACAGCTACGGGTGGTCAGATCCTCGTGCTATCTTTGGTTCAAACGGTGCTTAATTAATTTTAAGTATTATGAATTCAGAAAAGGGAGCTTCGGCTCCCTTTTTTTGTTTGCATTTGTTTAATTAATTATGTACCCTAAGATATCTTTAGACGACCATTGAGGTCGACTTAACCAGACTAAGGAGAATATTATGGGTCAAACAACTTTTTCAGGACCAATTAAAGCGGGTCCCGTATCTAAAACAACAGGTACAAACGTACAAACAAACATGAAGGACGTAGGTTCTTCTGTGATTTCACAATCAGTGAGCGTAACACAAAATACTAATGCTCCTGCAACAACTATTATTATTCCTGCTAATAGCCAAATCATATCAATTAAATTATATGTAACTGTGGCTTGGAGTGGTGGAGCTTCTACCGCTGGACTAGGATGGGATAACGGTGCTGTTGTGGATGCAACATCACTAACTACAGCAGCTGGCGTTGCCGGTGGTACACTTGGCATTGTCAATGTAGCGCCTGGTGCAAATAAAGTAAGAACTGAAAATTGGCTAGATAGTGGAACAGACAAGAAAAGAATTAGATTGTTAAGTGCTAATGCTGGTAATGGTGTAGGTGTATTAACAGTAGATTACGTCCAAAATAATAACACACTTTAATAGGAGGTTATAATGGCTGGACACTATAAAAGTCATCAACAGGGTTCCAACGCAACTACGGAAGTAGTTGCAGGGGACACTAACAATGCGTACACAAAAAACAAAGGAACTAATCGTTCTGTTTATTTTAGAGGTGTTTATCTAGAAGCTGATTCAGCTGACGGAACTATAGACATTCAAACTAAAAACAAAGCAGGTACTTGGACAAGCAAAGCTTTATTTAAAGTTAACTCTGGTCAAAGTGATAGTTTTTATGTTGATAGCGGCATAAGATTACAAAGAGGCATGAGGGTAGTATCGAACGCAGGTATTTCAAATTGCGTCATAACCTATACGGCGTAAAACATGGCTACTGAATTTGATTATCTTAATAATCTAGTAACTACTAATCCTGACGGAACTGTTACAGTCGGAGGTGTTACTTATGCCTCCGATGGTAGCGGTATTATAGAAAATTATGGTGCGGTAAGTGATGCACAAGAATATTTAGATAGTGGTGCAGATACTATAGCAGATACACTTTCTGGAGATAATACTTATTTAGAAAGTCTTGGTTATGTTTATAATCCAGCAACAAAAAGTTATGGTCTTCCACCTGAACCTGACCTAGACTTAGACTCAAACTTAGACTCAAATTTAGATTCAAACTTAGACTTAAATTTAGATTCAAATTTAGATTCAAACTTAGACTCAGATCTAGACCTAGACTCAGATTTAGACTCAGATTTAGATTTAGACTCTAATTCTATTACCTTACCAGGTTCAACTGCTCAAGAAATTGCTAATGCTTTAGTTGATAGAGGTCTAGGTAGCACTGCTGATTTTTTCTTACAAGGAAGTACAAATCTTGATGATATAATTGCAAGATATGGTGGTGATGAATCTTTTATGGATTTAGTTAATCGTTATGATCCAACAACAATGCCTGAATTTACAGGCAATTATACTTACAATCCATACAATCAAGGTTTCGGTGCTGGAACTGGAAGAAATCAAGTTTATTATATAGATCCTACAACAGGTAAGGCTGCTATGGGTCTTGCATCAGAAGTAAATGCTCTTTATCCGGGAATTGAAACATTTGCTGGGATAGATGCATTTAGTGCTGCAAATCCCGATCCAACTTTATTTGATCCTATTGAAGATACAACTATTGAAGATACAACTACTGATAATACAACTGAATCTATTAACTATGAGCAACTTTACAATGATTTATTAGCTCAACAAAACCAACCACAAACAGACTACAGCGGTCTTATGGGGTTACTAAATCAATTTATGCAAAGTCGTAATTCACTACAAGGTGCGGGTCGTTACAATAACATGTACGGCACTATGTA